TTGCGCCTCGCTCTGCGACAGTCCGTACTCGAACTGCGCCTGCGCAAGAAGCTGTTGCTGGGCGGCGTATTGCTGCTGCTGCATTTGCTGCTGCTGGAGGCGCTGCTGCTGCCTCTGGACGAGGTTCTGGTTGTAGTCCGCCAGATCCTCCAGATATTTCTCCTGCGCTTCCAGGTACTCCGCCGATTTGCTCTCCGGGTCGGTCACCGCTTCATAACGGTCAAACCCGTCGGGCTTGCTCGGCGGCTCGGGCATCTGCATCTGTCCTTGCGCCGCGGGAGCGCCCTCGGAAGGTGCCTGCACAGGTTGACCTCCCTGCCGTTGCTCCATATGGTCGGCAAGTACACTCAGCAGTTCCGGGTCCTGCTGGATCTGCTGAACCACAGGCGCAAACGCCTGATAATCCTCCATCTGCTGACGGAGGTCGTGGATCTCCTGTTGGGCGGTCGACGCCTTGCTTTGCCAGTAGCGGCCAAAGTTAAAGGCGGCTTCCTCGTCGAGATGATCGGGGAGGTTTTGGATGTCAAATCCAGCCTCCTCGAGAATCTCCATCGGGGTCTTGTCCCCAGCCTCGGGAGCATCCGCTTGTGATGGCTCTACCTCTGGATCTTCTCCGGAGGTCCGCTGATCCCCTTGCACCCCGGCATTTTCGTTCGACGACAAAACGTCCCCGTACGCCTCTCGCTGACGCTCGTAGGCCTGTGTCGCCTCCTCAAAGGGGTCGGGGTCGGGGTCGACGGCCGTGTGGGCGTGAACGCCCCCATCGGGGGGCGGGGCATCCGGTTGGGGGGCCGCGTTGAACGGGCCGGGATCGCCTTGGGGGTCGATTTCGGGTGCGGGGTTCCCCGCTGCGTCCGCAGCGGAGAGAGGATTGGGCTCTTGGTTGGGCATCGGTGTGTCAGTCCTTGAAGGATTATGACGACCGCCGGATTATCCCTCGGGGGAGTCCGACGCGCGGAGGTCTTGAGAACGCAGGCTCCGCTCCTGCTGGAAAAGGGCTTGCTGTTTTTCTTTTTCTTTCGACAGTTCGCGCTGGAAAAGCTCTTTGGCCTGCCCCACGTCTTTCTCGTACCCATCGAGGCGGGCTTTGAACTTCTCCAACTCGGCCTTCTTGTTGGCGTGCATCGCCTCCCGGTTGGCCGTTTGAAGGTCGCCTTGCAGGTCCTGCACAGTGCCCTGGAGGCTGTCCACCATCTTCGTAAGCTGACTGTACATCGACTTGCGCTGCAAGACGGCCTCCGCCTCGGGGATCTCCGTCTTCTTGAGAACGGCGATGTCGTCGACAATGCCGCGGTCGTACATCTGGAGATACTGCTCCAGCAGCATCCAGCGGTTCGACGGAAGGGTCGACCCCGACACCACGATCATGTCGTAGCGCGAGGTCATCATGTCGTCAAACTTGGCGAGATCAAGGTCCGTCGTCTCCGGTCCCGGCACGCCCAACCGCGCCTCGATGCTGGTCCCGTTCGGCTCGGTCAGCCGAAGCACCTTGTCGGGGCGATAGAGATGCTGGGCCAACTCGGTCGTGACCTGACCCACCCGCGACAGGGCCGAGTAAATGTCGTCCATCTTTGACTTGATGCGGCGCATCCCGTACTCGTCGATGGCCACCGTTCCCTTGAACGTCGTCGGCGCCTGCTGGGCATCCCCCTGCTGCAACGAGAAAATCCCCAGCGTCCGCTCCATCAGCGAAATGAAGCGGTCCATGTTGGTGTAGAGTTCGCCCGGAAGTGGGGGCGGCGACGCAATCTCGATGCCGCCGCGCTGCCCGTAGTCGGGGTTGTACTCGATCAGGGCGGCTCCCGCCGCATTCCACTTCTCCTCCATGTACTCCGGGTCCTGAATCGACCCGTTTGGGTAGAAGACCTTGAGGTTGGTGGAGTTGGCCGTGTGAGCCAGGATGAGGCTCTGCGTCTTGTTGATCAGTTCTTGGAGATCGCGCACCCGCCGCACGTCCGAAATCGGATACGGATTCCGGTTGTGACCATTCACGAACGGAACCGTGGGGTAGTCGCTGATGGGCAGGTCGAACGGCTCGTACAACTCAAAGTCGCCGACCGTCGCCACCACCTTGATGCGCGACAGAAGGAACCGCCGCGCCTCGATCAGCCCCCTCTCAATCACCTCCTCGATGGTCGTCGGGGTGAGCGTCTGGGTCGACCCCGGCACCGACTGGGGGCCGTCCTCCGGGCCTTCGACCGGCTGGGGCGGCTGCTCGATGGGACGGCCCGCCTCGTCAAAGGCGGGTGCCTGACGCTGCAAGTGAAAGGTCTCGCCCATCTCATTGTACAACTCATCGAGGGCCGCGACCTCGCCGGGGTTGATGACCGGCTTCGGCCCCTCGGGCGTCTGAACGATGTAGGCGTCCCGATTCGTGAACGCCTGAAATTCTTCTTGGGTGAGGATCTGCTCCTGACCGGTGGTCGGGTCCTGCACCCGGAAGTGGGGCCGGTCGACCTTCGTGAACCGCTCCAAGACCTCATACGTCTTGTGAAGCTGTTTCGACCGGCCCGACCCGTAGAGACGCATGTTGTGCGACCCGACGCGCCGTCGCTGATAGCCGGGGTTGGCCCCCGTATGCTCGTTTACGTGCTCCAGCGGGGCGGTCGGCCAGAGGCCACGGATCTGCTCGGCCGTCATCAGCCGCCGCACAATGATGTGGGCCGCGTCATCGAAGAGGGGGTCCGACGCGTGGGGATCGACGAACACGTCGAACGGGTCGAGGTCCTGGACGCGTACCTCCCCCTTGCCGTAGTCGGCGTTGGGGTCGACGTAGGCGTACAAGAACCCGAGACCGCGGGTGTAGTAGTCGCGGATCGTCTGCTTCGCCCGCGCATTGCCGTTGGACTGCTGCCAGATCCACTGCTGCAAGTGCGAGATCATCGTCGCATAGCTCTGGTCCGAGTCCTCCCGCCCGGTGGCGCGAAAGGACGGGTTGCGGCTCGTCAACATGGCGACGGCCTGCTGAACCAACTGGTAGGTGACGTTGATCTCCACCGGCTTCTGCTGGCGCTCCTTGAGCGCCCGGATCTGCTCGTCGGTCCAGTGGGCCCCGTTGTAAAACTCGAGGTCGGCCGCCGCCTCCGCGGCCCACTCGCTCTGCTCTCCGGAATAGGCGTCGTAGATGCGACGAGACAAAAGCGCCTCCTCGGACGGCGTCTGGTAAGCGGCCGACCCCGCGCCGCGCCGCCCGGTCATCACCGAGGGCTCGCCGCGGGGCGCGGTCAGTCCCGTCTGGGACGTTTCCGCCCCCAATTGGGTCGTGATCTCTGCGCCGCTGGGTTGGGCAGACCCAGTAGGGACACGATCCTGCGGGGCAGGACGACTCGATCCGGGAGAAAGTACCGAGTCAGGCACAGAGATCACGAATAAAGAAAGGAAGTCGGTTGACGCCCGTACTCAACTCGTGATCGGTGGGGGGTGGTTTCCTGAGCGGGATTGCACCCGCCCCGCCCCCACTCCCTTCACGCCAGCATCGGGTCCTTCGGGCGAGGGCGGTGCGAGGACTCCCCGCCTCGATCCGAGGCCTCGTGGGTGGGAAATCGCTCGCACACGACGGCATAGCAAAACGCATCCCGCAAATCGTCGTGGGCCGTGTCCGGAAAGAGAGTCCACTCCTCAAAGAAGTGCTCCATGCCGGGCTGGACGTGAACGTGCCCCTCCACAAACAGGTACTGAAAGCCCAAGTGCCACTCCTCCTTCGACTCCCGCGCCGTGGAGCGCACATTGGCCGTCTGGGTGTCGGCCTCCAACCCCGGAATCCGCCTTGGAAACCGCTCCGTGTTGTGGAGAAGGTACTGCTTGAGCATTCGCTGATACCCATCCTGCTCAATGCGCGTCTGGAGCGGCTCGTGCCGCTCGTAGAACTGGTAGATGTAGCGGGCATGCTCAATCGGGTCCACCCGCTGCCGAAAGTAGGGCAGGACGTACTTGTCCCCACCCCGAGTGTGGGCCACCGCCACAATCGTGGAGTAGTCCGCCCGCTTGGACGTGGACGCCGCTGGGTCGACCCCCATCGTCACCGTACACGCCTTGATAATGGGCTCATCAAGGGGGAGGGCCTCGCCCTGAGCCCCCCGCCCCTGATGCGTAATGTGAAGGTAGTGGCGCGTGAACGGCCCCTCGCGGCGCGTCTCGACGTAGCCGTCCCAGTAGTTGAAGTGCTCGGGCCGAAACGGGGAGTCCTCCCCCTGCGTGATCTGACACTGATACTCCCGGTAGAAAACGTGCACCCGCCCAATGGCCTTGAAGCTGCGGCGCTTCGTCAAGAGCGCCTCCACACTCATCTTCTCCGGCCAGAGCGCCTGGAGCTGATGACCCTCCGCCGTCTCCACCTCCCCAAGCGCCTTGTAGTGCTTCGTCGTCCACTCCGGACTGTCCTTGAGGGTCTCCACCATACACCGCTGGTGCTGCGGCGTCCCGATCACGACGAGCCGCCCGTCGTCGGCCAGCGCCGGGTCCAACGCCTGTAACAGCCACTCGAGGTTGGCCTCCATCCGCTGAATCGTTTTCGTGTTCTCCTCGTCCTCGGGGTCATCGAGGATGATGAGGGTGGGCCTGCGGTGCCCCTCCTTGAGCCCTCGGGCCTGCTGCCCCGTCCCCGTCGCCAAAAAGACGGTCCCGTCCTTTTGGCGACGGGGACGGGGAGATCGGAAGAGCACACGTCTGAACTCCAGTCACACAGTGATCTCGT